TTTGGTCAGGAGATAAAAGACTATTAGCGTTTCTAGCGAGTTCTATAAACCTAGTTAAAGACCCTCCACTACCTTCTTCTAGCTTTTCATACAAAGCGTCTATAGCGGCTTGAGCGTGTGCTAGATTCTTAAATGATGTTTGTAGATCAGTTCCCGCAAAAAGATTATGTACAAGCTCAACAAAAGCGGCATCTGCTCTACCTACAGCACTAGCGTTGTTCGTAATAGGGCTGTTGTGTAGGTTGTCTATAAAGTGTTGTGCTGCATCCGCTTCCGAAACTGCACCTATAAGGTTGTTTAGCTGCAGGTACTCTGCTGCATTAAAATTNGGATCTAAGTCAAGAGCTAAACCCCCCGCTATTTCTGTAGAGGAAGCAATAAGAGATTCATCTAGATTTGTCGAAGAATTATTAAGGCTCTCTAAGGAATCGTTATACGCATCTTCAAGCGTAACGGCTTCTTCAACCAACGGGTCTTCGTTCGCATCGGTTACTAGCTCTATTAACTCTGCAAACCTGTCCGCGCCGTCCATATTCTGTATGGCGTTAACAAGGGCTTCTTCGGCTACCCGTAACTGCTCATTAAATTGTTCATTGGCAACACCGCCCAACCCGTATGTATCAAATTTTTTCGCCTCTAATAGCCTTTGATACTCTTCGACAAACGGGAGCAACGGAGCACGTAGCGTATCTAATTCTGATACCCAATCAGTATACCCCGGATATTTTTCACTCCACTCTTCCTTTACTGCATTCAGAGCATTAGTAGCTTCCTGTGTTCTTTGGTAATCCCCAGAAAATTTATCTAAAATATTTCCAAGGGTTGTACCAAAAATAGTCTCATCTATGAGATTGTGGAATTTACTAGCCCCATAAGCGTTAAGCGTAGCCATTACGGCTTTACCAGCTTCTTCCCCACCTTCTCCAAGTAGAACGCTACTCAAAACACGCTGACTAGCCGCCGTTATGTAGGCTAACTTTTTGGGATCTTCTATACCTATGGAGGAAGTTACATTAGCCATAAATTCCGCTGTAAGCAGACTACGACTAACAGCATTGGCTATATCTTCATCGGTTAGATCGCCGGTCAAAGCGGCAGCGGCTGTACTACTTATTATGTTTTGTACAGTATTAGGGAGGAATTTCTTTACTGTGTTCCCCTCTGCGTCCGTTACCTCAAACTCAACACCTATTTTTTCCCCAATAGTCCCTATAACTGTGTCTATACCCGCCGCGAGACTACCCGTTACGAATGCGTCTGTAATAGACTCCCCGTATATAGCCGCTCTGGTAGCTGCTTCGGCCCCTGCAACAACCATCTGATTAGCAATAGCAGCATTAAACGGTGCATTGACCTCTACATAGTCCCCTACTTCAGCACCGACTTTTTGGGCTATATAAGATTTAGCGGTGGCCTCTAAAACATCCCCGAAATCTCCCCCCGCTCTATGGGTGTTTATCCCATCAATAAGGGGCCATGCCCAATGCGCCTGCCCAGTCACTAATGCAGCTATTTTAAGCGTGGCTGTTAAGGGGTCTTCGAAGAACCCTCTTCGGAAATCGTCCACCCATCGGCCAACCGGTCTTATGATGTCGTCTACAACAAAATCTCTAACGTCTTTAACACGATCAGTTATCCAGTTAACAGATTTCCTGATTACGTCAAATACTTTCTGTCCAGCATCAAGTACAGCGGCCATCTATCTATTCCGAAGTAATGGCCCCATGAGGGGTTTCTTACCTAGTTGAATGTACACGACATACTCGTCCGTGCCCTTAACCTGACCTATACTGAATAAGGTGTCAGAGTTTTGCTGCTGCGCCCTACGGTCAAACAACTTAAACGCATTCAGGAACACGGGGGTACGAAACGTAGTCATATAGTGCGTGATCTTTCTCTTCTGTAGGTAAGTAAAGTACTTGAACCCATTCAGAATGAAGTTACGCCCTGTATCTACGTTAAACGCACGTCCGACCATCTTGCGCTTGTTCTTACCCTTCCCCTTGTGCCCTATAAAGACCGTATTACCGATCTGCACTGCATCAGTGCCGGGTATCGTCATCTCAGAGGCAATAAATGCTAGGTACTGGTCGGGGGAATACTGACCCGTGGTCTGCTTATCGTTACTAGCAGCCATACCGAGGATCACAGGCCCCTCCAAAAGTCGTTCTTTGCTGTTCACTATCTGCATACTAAGACGCCGGAAGGAACAGCGCGGCAGAGTAAATGTTACCCATGCCAGCAGCTAGACTGAGGAAAGGCCCAGCCGGGACCTCTGCGCTTTCCGAAAGGAACACAGGATCGTAGGCCGTACGGTTAAGTATTTTGGGCACGTAGTTACGCTTCATGTCGTCCAACAGTAAACCTGTTTCCAGCAGGCCGCTTGCTCCCATTGTATGCCCTACCAAGGGCTTGTATGAGGTCGCTATAAAGTCAGGACCTAGGGATCGCAATAAAGCCGTTCTTTCCGCAGCATTGTTTACTGGCGTACCAGTGCCATGCGTCTTCACTAACTTTACACAATTTGGGGGCAGATTGGCTATATAGAGGGCACCTTCTATAGCTTTGCTGTACCCACTCCCATCAGACCGTTGCCCCAGCGGGTTGGTGTTATCTTCGGCGGAACTATACGCCCCGAGGAACATAGCCGCAGGGTCAGCCATGTTGGGATGTTCTTTCTCAAAAACCATAACCGCTGCCCCCTGCCCAATATGAAACCCTTGGTTCCGCTCATCGAAAGCGGAAGGCTGCATGTCCTCCTCATCCTTGTACTGCAGGCTGGCTCCCGCCTCCCCAAAAAACTCTAAGACAAGATTGTTTACGCTGTCCTCTCCGGTAAACACTACAACCCGGTCAAACCCGAAGTTATTCATCAGGTTCTGCATATCCATGAGGACTTTCAGGCTGGACGCACAGGCACTAGCATCCGTAGATACGTGATCGTGTACCCCAAACATGCCAGCTATGCGCCCTGCATAGATATTAGATAGCACGATAAAAGGTACCTTTATCTTGTAGTGCAGTTGCGTAGAGGGGTCTTTGTCGTAGCGCCCATTGTTGCCCATCCATCCTTGATTACCTGCGGCAAACAGGAATCCGGTCTTACCCTTAACTGGATTGTCACGGACGTAATTAAGGAGATCTTCATCCAGAAGTCCCTCTAAAAGTTTATGAGGAGGGTAGGACATCCCACGTTTAGCCCGTTTGAAGGTCTTAGGGAGGATATGGGCGTGTTGAGGGTACGGAACGTCATCAATAAGGGTTTTTTCGGTAGTACTTGCGGTGCGGTAATGCGTTATATAGATCACCCTAAATCCTCCAGTAACTCTTCTACGGACTCATAGGTGTCTTCAGGATCAACGGTTTTCTCCTTCAGCAGGTGATCGTAAAGGTCCTGAACGGTCATACCTTTAGGTAATTCCTCATCACCATCCTCGGGTATGCCATAGGCTTCAGCTAGGACAAAGTACGTCATTGCAACGTCCAAGCTATCTAGGTTAAGCGTATCTTCATCTACTACATCGTTGAGTGCAGTTGCGGGTACATAATCGGAAGGTATGCTCTTCTGGGATAACGCAACAGCGTTAAAAAGCTCTAAAAAGTCCAACAGTCGCTCCTCTAATAAGGGTGCGGTAAGTATAGAGGACCTGATACTAGGAGCAACTAGAGCTTATATATTACTAATATACGACACCGCTACAGAGGCAGACGGTATACCGGAATGGGGGGATGAGGCGCTCTCCGTATGCAGATTAACGTCTGTGTCACTAGTAGCCCACTTGACCTCTACATATTGGGTTGCTGTAAGAGATACATGGAACAGACAATGCAGGCTGGAATAATCCCCCGGACCTACAGTGTATTTCTGTGCTGTGTACGCTTTGTTTGATCCATTTAACGCAAGCCATACAAGGACGGTCTGTTCAGCAGCGTCGTTGTTCTCTACCTGCAGCATCACATCGAACCCGTACAGCCCATCGTTATCGACGGTTAGACGACTGCTACTGGCGACACTGACCGCATTGCTCGTGTCAGTGGTATTAAAAGTTACTGAGTATCCGGTATTAATGCCTGCAGCCGACTGATCGGCTGTGCTATAGAACATACCGTGGGGGGAATATAAGAATTTACCTCCCCCATCAGTCCGCAACAGGGTATCTAACGTACCAGTGAAGCGGGTAAAGAATAGCCGAAGCACTCCGTTAAGCTGGTCCATGTATGGGCGGTTATACATGTCCGTTGCTTGAGGTAAAGCAGGAGGGGCTCCTCTATATATCTCGTTCGCCATTAACGTCGCCCATCGACCCGCATATCAAATCGCGGGGAACCTAACTGCCACCTGACCCCCTCTGCGGTAGATTCGACCTTGAGCGACATTTGCCGTCCTCGTACACGGGTGTGTATCTGCCCTGTGTATTGCTCTACAGGAGAGGTGGCCGTGCGAGTTACCGCCCCTGAACTGTTACCACTCTCAGACGTTGGATCGTTATAACCGGACCCGGAGTTAGCCAAAGGCAACAGGGATATAGTTGCGGCTGGGGAAGTAGCTGTGGACCCTTCAAACACCATATCGGGCATAACACGGCTGATTAAGGCAAACCGATGCCCGTCATCAATATCGAACTGCCCAGAGGTAATACTTGCTGTTATTGCGGTGGTAGTCCCAGTTTCTTTATCGTCCGCACCGACTTCGTGGTCTACGAGGTTGTAAGTATAAGTTGCGGCTAAAGGGCTATCCCGCAGGCCGGAATCCATCCACGCTGTGCGAGCCATCGTACCGTAGTACCAAGTCTTATCTAGGTAGTTATAGACGACATACCTATCAATAGTTGTACTGTCGTCAGAACAATAAAACCACCACACTTCATGGAAAGCCTCATTCGTACCCGCGAATACTTGGTCGTACTGAAGCGTATTAAAGTCATCAAATACATACCGGCGAACCGTACATGGCAGGGGCTGGGTGCGCCCGTCATACATGTAGAACTTGTCTTTTCCCATCCAGAGGGACACTCCATTAGAGTGTGCGACCGCGTTTTGGGATGCAATAGAGACATTATCCCCGACTAGGTTAGCCCCCCATACAGCAGGAGGGCCTTGATATTGCAGGGAGTACAGAGAGGAATCAGTCCACACTAGTATCTCTTCTCTGGACTGTCGGGCACTGATTATCTCTGTACCCTTAGACAAGCGCAGATCTCCTGCTTGATTAGTAGCCGCAGGAGTCCAGTTCGTAACACTCTCTTGGTCAGACCAACGTATTAGCATAGGGTCTGTTGTCCCGCTCCCTAACACATTAGTCCCCATGCAAAACACAAACCTACTTACGTCAGATACAAATACCAGACGTTGCGTAGTAGGGACATCGGATGCACCAGATAACGATGTAAGCGCAACTGCCCGAGTAGACAAGCCGTTCGTAGCATCCCAGTAGTACGCAGGGCCATCACGAGGACCAAATACGAGATCTTCCCCGAACTGCGCTTGGGACCAGAGACGTATATTTTCAGTAGACGATAACCCTGTACCCCACGTACCCCCACCCCAAGTACCTGCACCCCAGCCAACCGCAGGCACCTCGTAGGCTTGCCCCGTAGTTATCTGGTACTTGCCTACAATAGAGCCCCCACCATTTCCGCTGTCGGAAGCATTTGCTGCTACCGCAACTCCAGTTGAAGGGTTCTTGGCTGTGATCTTGTAGCTATTAGCGTTTACAAGTTCAGCTACTTGGTACTCTTGGTTAAGGACTTCCGCAGTTATGGTCCCACCTAACGATGCGGCCCCTGTAAAAGCTACAAAATCGTCCTCAACGGCCCCATGAGAGGAATCTGTGACGGTTAGGGTACTGCTGCCGTTAGTGGCAGCAAAAGTAACATCCCCGGCGGAAGTAGTAGCACGTAAAGGAGTTATATCGTTA